ATGCGATTCTTTTACTACTTGGTAGAAATACCTTGGAGGATTATGAACGCCTTACTCTTCCTCGTAGATGCGCCATGGACTAATGTCCGCAACTACCCAGACAACTGTGTGAGCGACACTGTCTGGCGTCGGGTACAGACGGAAATTGCGGCCGGGAAATTGCCTTTCGCACCCCGGACCGCGGCACCTTCGAGGGGTGTCAGACTCCGCAGACGCAGCAAGTACGTAGCTGCTCTTCGACACGTCTTTGGGTTAAGCAACGAAGTAAGTGTCAGTCAGGTTCTTTCGGGCAGGTGGTTACCAGACCTCACCGATAGTTCCAAGACTTTCGCCCACCACGTTGCACTCAACATGATGGTTGAAGGCGGAGTAAGGGTCTTAGCTGGAGGCCTAGCTCAAAATAATGACCCTACGAACCCGCAAAGTTTCGTATGGTTGTCCATAGAAGTGCATGGTGTGACACTTCATATAAGTCCTGACTTGTATCACAAGGTAGCACAGTACGCGTGCTTCCGACCGCGAACACAAGAGACATTGTTAGGCATTAAGTCGCGAGCTTTGGAGGAGGCCAAGAATCTTAAGATGAGGAATGAGGATGTAGCTCTTTTGATTCCAGGCACTGTCTCCCTCGCCATGTTACACCAGGTGGAAGAGGTGAAAGCCACTTCTATGATGGACATCCAAACGAGTCCTGAGGGGGAGGGTGAGTCTGCCGGCTGGGTGAGATCTCTGCTGTTTTTCTGAGTCACCGTATTGAAGGTGTGGACTCCAACTGGTGCGCAGCGAGGGCTATCTGTTATGGGTATACAACTTCGCCTGTGGGTGCTGGGTTCACCGTGGTCTTCAAGGGTGACAAAGGTCATGACGGCAAGGGATCTAGGACGATGTGGTGGGCGACGGAGAAGAGGATCGAGGACACTTGGCGGCCGGGTGTACACGAGGATTGTCAATGCAATGAGTACTCAGCGCTAGTCTTAAGGACCATGGGTGCTTTTCCACCGCCGACGAACGAGGACCTAATGAGGCCTTCCTATGACTGGTTGAGGCGAACAGCAGCCAAATTAAATTGCCGTAAACTGTCAAGGGCCGAGGTCGTGGAGTCTTACTCAGGATTGCTGAGAAGGAGGTATATGGAAGCTATGTCCAGTTTGGAGGAAGAACCGTTAAACATAGATTCCGATGGTAAGCTCAAACCTTTCTTGAAAGCTGAAAAATTTAACCCGCAGCTCAAGCAAGCCAAACCACGGATGATAATGGCAAGGTCACCTCGCTTTAACTTGGAGTTATCCAGATACTTAAAACCCTTCGAGCATGAGCTTTGGGGAAGGCTCAAGACGCCAAAACATTGGGGAGTCGGGAAGTCGAGGGTGGTAGCTAAGGGCTTGAATCAGTACCAGAGGGCTAACTTGATTGTTCGCAAATTTAGGGGAGTCGCTGATTGCGTGTGTGTTGAGGTTGACGGAGCCCAGTTCGAGGCTCATATTACAGACACTGTCTTGAAGATGGAGCACAGTGTATACATGGCCAAGTTTCGTGATCCCGTCTTGCAAAAGATGTTAAATATTCAGCTAAAACTGAAGGGAACAACTAGACATGGCATTAAATTCGAGAGGCCTGGCTCAAGGGCCTCTGGTGATGTGAACACCGG